CTGATCGTATCGTGCGTTTGCTTCGCACCTCTCGTTGTTGCACTCGAACTCATAGATTGGCATTAGATACCTGACACGTCCTGCATGGCACGTCCTTTAACTTCCACGATCCACATTGTGTGCATCTCTCAGGTTCTAATTCTACCGAATCTTTCTGAATATCTCCGTAGATTGGTAGTAGTAGCTGCACCAAGTCACCAAATCGCATGAAAGCAAGATACTCGGAAGCATCTTCACCCTGTCCGTTCATACGACACACCACGAAGGGAAGCTCTTTGCCCCCTGCTCGCTTGGTGGCTTGGCGCAACCACTCTTGAGGTTGGAAAGACGAGCGCGCTTTAATCTCGCAGTCGAACGGGACATTGAGAATGTCTTTTCCAGCTCCTCGACCAACGACTGCGCTTCTCCACCATTGCGAGAGATAGGCTGCAACCACTCGCTCGGTTCGCAGTCCTCGGTCTTTTCTGTGTCGAGTCATAGAAACCTTGTCTATGCCCGTCCAGCAGAGTTGATTGTTCCGCACTTACACGTCCACTCTTTCATCAGCCAACGCCTTCTGATTTGTGTCCATGTTGGGATTTCATTGCACATCTGGCAAATAAGTTTGTAGCCTAGTTCTTCTAAAGCTGCTGCGTTTGCTCTGATGTTTTCTTCTTCTTCGGCAGTTGGAAATGACTCCCATTCACCATCTTGGTTTAAGAACTGAATGTGACCCATCATTGCTTCTCCCATGCTCCGTCTTTACCAATGCGATACCAAATTGGGTCGCAATGATTAGACGTTCCATGTGGCGGGTTGCATTTGAACATGCCGTATGGCTTACCCGCCTTGCTCGTCCCAGTCTTCCAGACCATCTCGCCATGATTGCAACGCGGTATATCCGCTTCCGTTGTGCCACCAATAATCGACTTGACCATCTCGACTGCTTCCTCGACTGTGGCTGCTGGTGCAGCTACTTGCATTGTCCATGGATCTTCTTCCTTTGGTATTGGCACGTATTCACTTGCTGTCTGGGCTAACTTAGCCTTTGTCTCTCGAATCAAAGCATCGTTATTTGCCTTGACTGCTACTTTGCCCATCTCTTCTCGAGATGCTCGTTTGCCTTTTGTAGCGTATCCAGCGTTGGCAAGCGCACGTCCAATGGCAGATGTTTCGCAGTTTTCAAGAGCCGAAGTAGCATTAACGCCACGACCTTGAATGGTTTCTTCGGCCAGCCCTGTTGTCCACGGACGCGCATCAGCTTCTGTTCGATAGATGCTAGCTTCAACAATAAAACGACTAGCCGTATGCTCCAGAACTCGCGTATGAATCTGGCCATCTGGGTGCTCCTTCCAAAACTTAACCAGTCGTTCTTCAACTGTCTCATAATCATCAAGATTAAACATTAATCAAGTTCCTCTCTAAGTGCCAGTTCTCCTGCGATTGCTCCATAACCAAGCAAGTCAAGCCAATGGTCAAGCATGTATGGGGACTCTTGAGTTCTACTGATTTTGACAAGCTGCATAATGACTGCGACTTGGTAGTCATGTATAGGAATCTCGAGATACGCAGATAAGAGCATTCCTGTTCTGCGCAAGTTGTCTTTAACGTCACCATGAGTAGCCTGACGGACTTTGATGGTGTCACCAGCAGATTGGAGTAGTTCATCTGCTCTCATCGAACCAACTGCTTTTGTTCGCGACGGAGTGCGATGCGCCCTGCCACCTTGCCGTGTTCATGGCCTTTGGCATAACCTAGTAAAAAGCCGAATAAACCGCTAACTAATGCCATGCCTAATAGTGCATGATCCATGTTCATAATAAGCCCTTCTGTATCCGTATCTCGGGTACGGCAGAAGTATTACATCAAATGCCAGCGACAACCGCCATGCTTTGATAACGAAATGATAACGATTTGAGACGGATCTTCGTCTTCAAATACAGGACTAGCGAACTCGGCCATAGACCTTGCCATTCACGATGAACGTGCCGTTCTTTTCTATGTTGATGAGGTCAACCTGCACGTTAGAACCCTTGACATACATGATGGCAAACGCCTGCTGCCAATTAGCCGTTCCTTTGGTGTATGAGGCCTGTTTAAAGTCCATGAGGTTGCCTACCTCGACTCCATGTAAAACACGCCCTAAACGGCCACCAGAGGCCTCTGTGAAGGCGCTACGGCCTGCCCTATGGGTATGACCAGAAATAACGTTCTTGCCGTGCCTACGGGCTGCTTCAAGGGCTGATAAGCCCCCTAGCTGCTTAATGGGTGTGTGGTCTCCGTGGACTGCTATCCAGTTAGGCGCTATGGCCATAGGGTTCTTGTGGAAGGTTATGCCCAGCTCATCAAACTTCATAAACTTCTCGAACCGCAGCTCTGGCAACGATAAAAAGGACGGAATCTTCTTCATGATGATGTTATATAAGCGGTCTGTATGGTTAGACCTGATGCAGTCGGTGACGCCTAACTCCCAAAGCAGGTCAACGCATCGGTCACGATCTTCGCCCAAGCTCTGCTCATAGGCCGTGGGTGTGCCTTCCGACCATTTGCTAATTGTCTGGAAGTCAATCTCATCGCCGATGGTGACTGTCTGGTCTGGCCTAAACGTTTGTAAGAACTTAGCAATGTTTCTAGTGACATGCACGTCCTCGAAGGGAACTTGCAAGTCGGACAAGATAACTATTCGCTTAATCGTCGTCCTCATCTTCGTAGGGGATATTATCTATTCGATTAGGAATCTCTGGAAGAATCCAATCGGGATAAGCACTTCGCTCCACGATGATGGCTAGGCATAAATCAACTGCAAAGCCAGCCTTGCGTAATGACTTGTAGAACTCATGCATAGAAATGGCATACGCGTCTAACGCGTTGTAAGTGTCTAGGTCTATGACCTTCTTCTTAGCCATGTGTTTATTATCGGTCTAAGAGTATGTTGTAAATCTCATCGACACGCGAATTGAGTCTCTTAATTTCAGAGAGTAAATGGGTAATGACATACCCAGCCAACCCACCTAAGACGCCAAGACTTGCAAAGTACAGGGTAAAGAAATCTGATTGGCTCATTTCTTCGGGCTCGCGTATCCGAACACTCCCGCCACAATAGCACCGAGAATGGAGCGATAGTCCAGAGCGAAGTTTGAGGTAGTTCCCCAGACTGCTAGGAATGCGCCTATTGAGATGATTACTGGGTGTTTCATGTTCATTTATTCTCCGCCTAACATGGGTATATTAAAGAACGAGCCATTGTTATCACCCTTGCTCGTAAAGCTGACATGAATATGATGCTTGTGGCTATTGCTTCCAGTATATGTTCGCCAAGCCCAACGCTTCTTGGAGGACGCGATGCGTCCATCGAATATAACGTATGCAATGCGTTTATCTCCAGATTTCGCACAGAGTCGAATCTGGTCTGCAAGGTCATGGGCATAGTCTGGCTTTGGCTTTCCAGCGAGATCGCGGTCAATGTCAATGGCTCGTACAACTGATTGAGCAGTAACGTCTGGGTTATGATCAGACTTACGAGCTGAATGTCTTGTGTCACCAATCCAGCCGTCTGAGGTGCGATCTCTGTCTGGGTAACTATCATCGACTTGTTCCCTTAACTGCTGTCCTGCCTTGCAAAGCCACGGACTATTGCTCATGGCGAATAATCACATGGGAAGCGTGTGAACACTCCCATTGCTTTCTATCGTTAAGAGTTAGCTCTGCATGGTCACATGGCATTGGAGCAATAAAAGCATCATCTATTGGGTCGTATGTATAACCAATACCTGCGTAGTTATAGCGGATATTGCCGTTGTAGGAAGTACGAACACAGCGTTGTCCTCTGAACTCGCCATACCAATCTTCAGGGCTTTTACCTTCAATTAACTCTGTTTCGTCAATGCCAACAATGACTTCAGTAACGATATTGTTATCGTCTAGGAATGCGTAATGTGCCATTAGACAGTCACCGTTCCTGTTCCTGCTGTGAACTTGTAAATCTTGTAACCGCCTGTTGTTGTTAGCGTATAAGTCAAACCACCAGCAATAGAAGTAATGTCTGCCTTTGTGTCTGGATAACGAATAATTACAACACCTGAACCGCCTGAACCACCAGCTGCGCCAGAGTCATTAGCTCCACCTCCACCGCCGCCGCCGAGGTTTGCAGTACCAGCTGAACCGCTTCCGTTATTTCGTGCGCCATTTCCACCACCGCCTGCACCGCCAACTCCTGCTGTTCCAAGTTCGCAACCGCCACCACCACCGCCTGCATAGGTAACAGCGGTTCCTGAATAAGAACTTGAAGTACCTGCTCCACCAGTTCCGCCATTTGAACTACTGCCTGAACCTGTTGGACTTCCACCTACAGCAGAAGCTCCGCCACCGCCTGCGCCCTGATAGTTAGAAGCGATGTTTGCTCCACCCGCATAGCCTTCAACTGGTGAATAACCACCAGAGTTTCCTGCTCCTGCGCTTCCAGCAGCTAAATTGAATCCTGCACCGCCGCCAGAACCACCTGCTGTTGCGGTTTGGCTATTACCAGTTCCACCACCACCGCCGCCTGATGAAGTGATGCTTGAAAAAACTGAATTAGTACCTGTTGCTCCGCGATTGTATCCAGAACCTGAACCGCCTGCACCGCCAGCTCCAACAGTTACAGTAAATGATGAACCAATTGAGAATGATGAAGCAGTTCTAAAACCACCAGCACCTCCACCACCACCCCATAGCGAAGCACCTCCACCACCACCAGCGACCACAAGGTAATCGACTGTAGTTGGAGCTGGCAATGGAGTTACGCCACCACCGAACAAGCCTGCCGTAATTGCGCCAATCATTATCCAATTGCTCCTGCAATAGTCCAAGCGTTTGCCCCCGTGCGAATCGCTACGGCGGTCTTATACTGTGCCAGCGTTGGAGCTGATGAGGTTGCTCCTGCCGAGGTAATTGTCACACCTGAACCAGCAGCAAAGGTAAGAAGCCCAGCTCCTGAATTAATAAAAGTAATTGCTGATCCAGTAACCGCAGAAGTAAGTGTTGAATCTGGTGCAATTGTAATTGTTTTGGTTGAAGCGTTTGTAGCCTGAACAAGCGATTGATAAAGATCTGCGTTGGCAACTGTGTAAGTTGAGCCTGACTGCGGATTGATTGTGAACGCTACTAGCCCGTTGAAAGCCGCGGCTGTTAGCACGTCTCCTGTTGCTGCTGGGAAGCCTGTTGCCATTGTTTTCTCCTAGTAACTTAATGTAGATTGTCCGATTATACCGTATGTACTGCTTCCAATAATGAATCCGTCCACTATTGGTTCAAGCGTGGTTATTGCTACTTGCATCTTGTTCGCTGTTATATCCCAAGCGAAGCCCTGCGCCTGTAAGGTCTTGGTGATAGTCGAGCCTGACTCTGTGACGTTTGTAATTTCTAGGTTGTCAAAGTAATCAAGCCCAATAAGGGTGTCAGTTGGTACGTCTGGATCGAGTAAGTCCACCAGCATCTCATCAATGCGGATTGTGGTCTGTTTGCGAGTATTGACGTAGTTCTGGGCGATGCCTAAGACAATGGCATCAGTTTGGGCTACAAGGTTCTCTTGGGTTAAGCCGTGTGGGAAATACTTGTCTATGGACGCTTGGCTATAAACCGCTTGGGTAGTTCCACCAACGCGGGTGAATCGCACATCGTTAATGATGAGCTTATCGTCAAAGGCATACTTGACGTTGCGGTATGGAATGCCTGTGGTCTGATTAAAGGCAATAGCAGGCTCACCAAGACTAGAAGTTACTTCTGTGCGGTTCTTGTATATGGCTGTCCCATCTGGGCTCATATAGAACGCGCCTAGCCCTTCTGAGAATTCTGCGTTCTTAATCGCATCAAGGGTAGAACGATTGGTCGCAGGATCAGCCACGCAGGTAGATACGCCAGTTGAAATCTGACGCATAGACGCAGGAAATGAAACATCATCGAGAATCTTGTTTATGCGTGTGCCTGTGTCTTGTCCTGCTGCTGTATCGGCAATGGTTGACACGTTAGACATTTGTAAGAGACGGAAGCCATCGGTACACATAATGTCCACATAGGCAGTCTCCTGCCCTACTGGGAATGTATAGCGGTAGTCATTGACATAACCAGAGAATAGAAAGTGTTCTGCGGTTGCTGTGGTTGCCGAGATACGCAGCTTACGAAGCGGCACAAGATAGCCATAGTAAGGCGATGCTGGGTTCTGCGGGTTGAAGTATCCGTTTGGGTCTAAGACTCGGACAATGGCAGTTCCAGCATCGTAGGTGTCCTTCATGATGTTACGACCACGGCGGATTGAGATACTGTAAACGTCTGGAGTCAAGTCAACTGTTGGAATGATTACATCAGATGAGCCAAATGAGTTAACTCCAATGACTCCGTTATCTGGTGAACCAATGACAAAGCCAGAGCCGAATGTTGCCCCGCCAGAGAAGTCGAAGCTGACTGCTATCTGTGCGGGTAAGGTCATAGGAAGAATCCAGAGTATCGCTCTAGTTGGGCTACCTTGCCAGAGCTAAGAGAACTGTTTTGCAAATTGCGGGCAATGGTCTCGGTAAGGTCTTGCTCTGCTACAACCGATCCTGCAACGTTAACTACAACTGTCGTACCAGCGTTAGGGTTGTAGTTCAAGCCTGTTAATGGGTTATAGGTAATCATGCCGTCTGATGGATACTGCGGCACGTTTGTTTGTGGTGGTGTTGGTGCTGAAGTGCTACCACTTGGTGCTGCTGGTACTGGGCTATTTGTAAGAATAGCGGCAGCCTTGCCAGCAAGGTAAGACAAGTAAGCGTCAAGATATTCGAATGGGTTGCGGGCATTAGGCAAAGCAGTTAGGAATCTGGCAAGGTTGCCTGACGCATCTTGCGCTTTAAGAATCTGGTTGGTTAAATCTCTAGCAACTGTTTCATTGCCACTTAGGATTGCTAATTGAGCCTTGACTCGCAAAGTCTCTTCTTCTGTCAATCTGCCTTTAAGAGCTGCGACCAACTGAATCTGCTCTAGGTCAAAGACTGTGGCAGATTTCTTAAGGCTGTTCTGCTTCTTCTGCTCGGCGGTTAATGCTTTGGTAGATGCAACCTGCTTCTTGGTAAGGGCTGCAACTTCTTTGGCTCGCTTGGTGGCAGCCGCTTCCGCTTCGCGCTGTTGGCGTGTGCGGATTGCCGTGCCTGCTGGTGATGCTGATCGTGCGCGAGAAACTGTTGGGGTGTCTTCAAAGCCTCTTACAAGTCTGCCGTTTGCACCTGTAAGTCCACCAAATGAAGTGATGAAATCTAAACCCTTGTATAACTGACGTAAGCCGTTAATTGCTTTGGCTGTTGCCATTGTGATTGAGTTGATGCCTTTGGCAATATCGTCAATAGTCTTGGCTGCATCTGCTGTGGTTGAACCACCACCGAGAACTGCAAAGGCATCTATTAAGCCCTTACCGATTGACTCTTTAGCGTTCTCTGATGAGACGCGCAACACGTCCATCTTGTATGAAGTAGTGGTTAGGTAATCCTGCGCTGCGCCAGCAGACTTAGCGAGCATGATGCCTAGAATCTCATTGAAGCTCTTGGTCTGGAGTTCTGCGCGGGTAAGCCCTGTGTTGTATTTGATAAGCCCGCGAGTAATACCTACGTACCCCTTGCCTAAATCATTAACGACTGTGGCTAAATCAACGCCTGTTGCTCGGCTTATCTGGATTGCGTTGTTAAGTAACTCTTGTGACTTGGTTAATGATCCAGTTATGTTGAGTAGAGACTGAAAGGCTGGACGAAGTACATCATCAGCAATAGCCGCGCTGCGCTCTAGGTTTGAAATAAAGTCTGCAACCTGTACTTTGCTGAAGGAAAGCCCAAGATTGTCAACTGCGCTAGATAGCCTACGGGCTGCCGCTTCATCATCGGCAAACGCTTTGACTGCTGCCTTGCCGTAGGCTGCCATAGCGGACGCGCCTAGAGTAATACCAAGAGTGCGACCTAATTGCTTAACTGTCTTATCTAACTTCTTGGCTGCTGTATCGGCATCTTTAAATGCCTTCTTGCCTACGAACTCCGCAGCAATATCGACTCTTAATGCTGGGTCGTTAATCATCGCTTACCTACCTTTGCATTGAATCTAGCTGCTGAACTTGTAATGGCTTTTACTACTCCTGCTGTGGCTTTGCCTTGATCTTCCTCGAAGGCTCGGAAGATGGCGCGTCCAGTCATTTTCTGTTTATCGCCCTTAAGTTGCCCACCTAAGCGTGGCGTGAACTTGCCAGTAATACCTGACTTGCGTCCTGCGGTTTCATAGATAGACCCACCAGCAGACTTGTTAAAGATAGACGCTAAAGCCCTGAAACCTGAACGATTGGCTTTGCTAGGGCTTGTCTTGTAAGTAATGCCACGGCGAGCAATGGCAGCATCATAGAATCTTTTGGTTGCCCATGTGCTTTTGCTGTTGGGACGTTGCAACCAGCCGCTTGGGACTTCTGCATTACTAGGCAAATAACCACGTGCATCTCTGGCTAATGGCTTAAGGAAGGCTGCAATTTCTTTGGTTGTCTGCTTGGCTAAATCTGGTTCGAACTCGCGAAGGGCTTTACGCATTGCGATTACGCCTTGAATTCTTGTAGGCATCGCGCTGCTCCTTTGCTATGTCCTTTAATACCTGTATATGAGCCTTGAAAGCCATCGTAGGAAGTTCCACGATGGAGTTGAACGGAACTCCATACTCGTAACTTAATCTAGCTGCGAGATAGGTGAGGGAGTTCCGATCTAGCCTAAAGGGTCGGACTCTAGAACCTCGACTGACTTGAGAGTTTCTAGAAATCCTTCACCAAAAGGCTTGACCACTTCACCCGAGCGTCTGATGGCTTCCCAGCACAACCAATAAACATCAGATTGCTTCTGATCTTCAATGAGTGCCTTGTGAAAGCCCTTCTTGGCATATTGTTCAAAGCTATACTCCAAGAGCGGAGTTATTTCGAACTCCTGCACTTGTCCGTCAGCCCTTGTTACTTTGAGTTTTGCCATAGCCCTTTTCTCCTATCAGGAAGTTGTTACTGCAACTGTACCAGATACGTTCCAAGTTACAGACTGAGTACCCAAGTCTCCAACTGCACCGTTAATATCGGTAAGGTTGTTGACTAGGCAAGTCATTGTGTAAAGAGGGTTGGTTGCTGATGTTGCAGATGATGTTTGCTTAACTGTAACTGTTACGTTTGTGCCGTATGCAGCCTGAAGTGTCTGCAAGACTTCGCCTGTTGCTGTGTCATTAAGGAAGTCAATTGTAAGAGATGATGCTTCAAGACCCTTGACAAACTTGTGTCCGGAATCGCCCATCGCTGTCACTTCGAGTTCATCGAATGTGCGGTTGATTGTAATGCTGGTGACGTGATCAGATAGGTCAACTGAATTGACTGTCAAAACTACGCCATTATTTAAGAAAACTGCCATTTCAGTTATTCCTCATCTTTCTTGGTAGTTGGTTTCGGTGCTGCTTTTACTTCTGGAGCTTGTCCGATTTTCGCAAGAAAAGCGTCTCGCTCCTTTTCCCAGTCGCTCATGACTAGCTCCATTCCGTTAAGGTGCTTACTGCAATATCGCAGGTAAGCAAGTCTCCAGTTGGCAGGTTCAGCACCTTAGGGCTGGACACGCTGCCGACGTTGAACACAATGTTAGATGCTTCGAGAAGCTGAAAAACGCGGACTACATCGTCTTCGATTCCTGCGAGATTGCCTTGATTGTCTAGCAATGGCACAAGGATAGTAATTGTAAAGTTTGCTAGTGGTGCAATAGCTGTGTAGTCGTTGTTGCTAGGCACTAGATATGGATCAGCAGGGCTTACAATAACGCTATTAGCAATAGGCGTTGCTGGCGGATAAGAGAATACGCTCCACTTTGTATTGTCTGTAAGAGCTGTGGCGATTGAACCTCGCAGGGTTGTAATTGCTAATGGCATCAGCCCACCATTGAGTTAGGCGAAATGTATGGAGCGATAAGTCCACGGATACGTGCCATGAGCTGATTAGACATTGTGTAAGGGCTTGGTGCGTATCCGTCAATGGATACCGCCTGTCCAGTTGGTGCCTGCCTTGCCTGCCAAATTGCCACGCTTAGCATCAGGCTTGCTTCCTGAATTGCAGGGATAGTTGTGTAGTCCACATAAGTATCTGCTGCAACCTGTCCGTAAGGATTGATTGGGTGGCGTGGTGTATCGGTCAAGTGATCCGTTGTAACCATAACATCGTAATCGCCTACGGCTGTAATTGTCTTGTTGCCGTTGTAGTGCGCACCGGCGCCAGTTACTGTAATGGTCTGTCCGACATAAAATGTATCTTTGACGTAATCATTGAAATAAAGAGTGCCGTCTGTGCCAGTATTTGCGTGAGCCACGATTGGAGTCGTGTTTGTCCATAGAAAAGGCAACAAGACATTATCTGCCGCATCGCAGACTGACTGCAAAACGGCATCAGTATAAAGAGTTCCAATACCAAGTGCGGTACGAAGCTCTGCAACTGTTGTGATGCTCATTGTTATCCTTTCTAAAGACTAGGGGGACTACAAGGGCTCTGGTAGCCCCCCTAGCGACTTAGGGTGTTGCTTAGGTAAGGTTGAACTTACGTACGCCCTTACCAGACTTAGCAACGTAGATTGCCATGTATCCGTAAAGTGCGATTTCGAGTTCGCCTGTGGTTAGCACCTGAAGGCGTAGGTTTGTTACTGGTGACTCCCAGACATATACGCTTGATGGTGCAATGAGGAATGCAGAGTTATCAACAACGCCAGATGCAGCGATGTTGTGATCTACGATGAGGTCAGTTCCGAGAATGTTGCCACGGACTGATGATGCAACTGCTGTTCCAGATGCGTTGTATGTTGCACCTTGAGCAGAGTAAAGAGCGCGACCTGTTGTGTCTGCGTAGCCTGTGATGGCTGCCCATTGGTCGGTGTTAACAACAAGCTTGTTAGCGAAATCTCCGCCAGTTCCCTTGTATGCGGCTGCGCCTTCTACAGAGATGAATGACTGGAGTCCTGCTGCTGTTGCTGCAACTGATGTTGCTGTTGTTCCTGATGCAATGAGTTCTGTCAAGAGTGCAGAATCTGTTGCCTTCTCGTATGCCTTACGGAGTTCTGCCATAAGAAGTTCCATGAATGATGGAGATGAGCGGTCAATGAGTTCCCATGAGATGCGGTTAAGACCAGCGAACTTGTTAATTGTTACTGTGTCATACGCAGAAGTCATACCTGTATCGGTGACTGATGCGCCTTCATTGACGTCTGCAACTGCTGGTGCTGTATCTGCAACTGCAGCGTTTGTGTAAAGGCGTGGAACTGTAAAGCTCATGCCTGAATCTGTAAGTGCTTGACGTGTTACAGCATCGAACGCAGGACGTCCTGTAAACGTATCGACAATGAAGCTATTCAAGTGCTGTGGGAGTGTCAAACCCGTGTTGGTTGATGTTGAATCATCAGCAGCGCGAACAACGCGACGTGCGTCATCATCTCCGAGTGCTGACTTAATAGATGCTTCGAGATACTGTGCTGATGTGATTGGCGCAGTACGCTCTTTGACGTAGTGTGATGCTGCAACTGTTGGGCGAGCCGCTTCTTCTGCCGCTGCTTCAACTGCTGGAGCTTCTACCTGTGTGGTATCTTCCACGACTGGCTCGCTTTCTGTTGGTTTGGTTTCTTCAGCAGGGACTACTTCCTCTGCTGCAATCTCTAGCACTTGAGCAGACTTAAAGGCTGGCTCTGTTACTAGAGAAACTTCTTTTAACTTTGCTGCTGTAACAACTGTGTGTCCAGCGCGTGATGGTGATGATGCAATGATTTCTGCTCCGATTGATAAGCCAGAGACAAGTCCTTCTTGTGCCATAACAAGTGCATCGTTACCACCTGTTGAACGTGACAACTTAAAGGTTGCATAGATGCCGTCTGGGCGTACTGTGGCTGTAACCATGCGTCCAACTGGCTTCTTCATGTCGTGCTGGGATAACAACTTAATCTTTGATGGATCATCGATTTCAATAGAACCAGCTTCGAATACAACGCCACCAAGATTGGTGTTGCCGATTTCGCCAGTTCCCATTGGGACAATCTTGCCGCTAATTTCGCGGCGTTCTTCGCTGCATTCAATCGATGCGGCTTCGATGTATAGGGTTTCCATTAACTTAGACCTTCGCTTCCGTTTGGAGTCAAATCTGTCATTTCCATAGCCTGTTCAGTTGTAATCAGCCCAAGAGTTAGCATCTTTTCAATTACTTCAAGTTCGACCATTGGATCTTGCTTGAGGAATGTGTCATAAACTGCAAAACGCACTTCATGTCCTGCTGTTGAAATATCGTCCATTGAAAGGCGTGTCTGGATAGCCTGAATGTATGGCTCGATGCTTAGGGCAAAGAACTGCTTGCGCTCGTCTTGGACGTTGGCATAAGTCATTGTTGTGTTCTGATCTGATGACAAGTAATAAGCAGGGACGTTCATAGCGCGAGCGATTTCAGTTGAAAGGTTTTGGATTCCCTCTACCATCATCATTTCTTTAGGTGAGAACTGTGTTGGTTGGAACTCTAAAGTGCTGGTGAGATACGCAGTAGCGTTGTTCTGACGGCTACGCTTCCATGCAGCTAGTAATCCGCTTACTTCTGCTGGTGGTAGGTCTGCGCCTGTGTTTTTCAAAATGCCAGATGCCATCGGTGTAGCAGATGCGATAGATGCAGACTTGTTAAGCTGAATAGCCGAGTTAATAGTTTGACCAGCGCGCTCTAGCACGCCTTCATCAAATCCTTGAATTGTAACTATGTCGTTCATGGCGATAGGTGCAGCATCAACGTAATACTGCGTAACCATGATGCCTTCAAGATCAGTTGTAAATGTAACGCGTGTGTTAGCAATCCATTCAAACGCTGATGGACGTCCATCTTCTGCATAACGCTCTGTAACGCGAAGATAAGACACGCCATAGAACAAGAGTGAATCTACAATCCAGCAAATTGTAATAAATGAAGGTTGATTCTTTGCTAGTTGGTTAATCCAACGTGGAGCAGCCATCACTTCGCCTGTGCGCTTGTTGTAATACTCCAACGGGATACCAGCGACAGTTCCGCAAATAAGGTTGCGGGCTCTGGCTACTGATGGAACGCTCATAGCGTCCTTGCGGGAAACTCGAAGAGTTAGGGCATTGTAAAGTGAGGGCAGATTTTCGCCCATGACCTGTGGCGCAAGCTGCGCTTCAACAATTTGTGGCTTACGCGAAAAGAGACCCATAGGGTGCAATTATACACTACATATAGGTTATTCTGTGTATATAGCCGCTACCTGTTGTGGTTTGTAAAGCATATGCACAACCATCGCGGTTGCAATCGCTCCAGATACATCGCCAGCGGATTTACGTTTCACAATACGCCAAGCCGAATCGTTAACTTTGGCTGCGCAATTGTTCATTTGCTGAATCCAGTTTGTCTGGCCAGAATGCACAAGGCGTTTATTGACTAGGGCATCGAGTAAGTCACCGCATGCTTGATAGAACGATGCTCCGCTAATGTCTTGGGTTATTTGTCCTGCGTTGGCCAACTTGTCGGCTATGGATTGGGCTGTGTACTTGTCGTAGCAGATTTGTCTAGGTCTGTACGAATCCGCCCATGCCTTAATATCGACTGCAATTTTAAGATCGTCAACCGACACTTGGGATTCCCAAGTCTGGAGAATCCCGACTCCAATCCTGCCGTCCGACAATATCTGTCCAGCAACCAAAGACGCGTTTCTACGAGATGGACTAACATCGAATGCAAAGACCGTATAGCCGCCCACCGGAATCGTGAGTGTTGAGTCGCTCGTTTCTTCAAGAACGCCATGAGGCCACGGAGAAGCGAGAGAGTCAATCCATTGGCATAGCAGCTCAGTTCGAGTGTTTTCAATAGGGCTAGTTGCGACTGCTTCTTCAAGGGCTTCCTCCGATATGGTGTATCCGAGTGCTGGGTTGGCTTGAGCCCAACCTGCACGATCCGTAATCTTGCAATACTGCGGGGCAGAGTATTCATAAAAGCCAAAAGACTTTGGCGGATTATCTAATGCTCGCTCACGCATTCCATTTAGCACTACGCTGAAAGCGTCTCCTGCATTTGACGTAAGCAGCGTTTGAGAGTTTGGGCGCGCTCTAGTCGTTGGGATAGCGGCTCGAAAGCCTTCCTCATTGATTTCTCGGAGCTCGTCAATGAAGAGAAAGTCCGCAGTTCTTCCGCGAGAGCCGTCTCTAGTAGCTGCAACAACGTCAAGCCTTCTTCCGTCCAACATTTCAATAGATTCAGTTCCATTTGCGTACCTGATTTGTTTAACGAATCCTTTGAGATGGTCATTGCTCTCCAATACTTGCGCTACTTGTCTAAAGGTGTCTAAAGCCATGCTTCTATTTGAGGACATAATGAGAACGTTGCGTGAGTCCCATTTAAGC